CAAAGATGTACAAGATAATTACACTATTCAAGGACCTCCTATCGTAAAATTACCAAAATCACAAAATTTATCTACTAAACGTAGTAAATACTCATCTAAAATCACTAAATTACAAAAAGAGTTTGGATTAAAGGATACAGATGGTGTTGCAAACTATCACCAAGCGTGGTGGGAACAATGGGTAGATAAAAATTCTCCATCATCACTTGATAACAAAACCAAAATGGGGTTAGTTAAGAGATGGGCGTTCATGGATAAAGGATTTAGATTAGATAAAAAGAACATTACTGATGAAAAAACATTAGAATGGGCTAAGAAAACAGACAAAGATGACCAAAAGAAGATTAGTAAGAAGAACTTAATGAAGTTCGAACAGATATTCTTAGGTTTGGGTGCAGAAGTGTTAGAGTTCACCTCATCTGCACTAACAGTTAACGCTGATTCAGCAGTTCGTGATATGAAAAAACGAATTGATAAGACAATAAAAGATGTTAAGAAATCAGGTGACCCAAAAAAGATAGAAAAACTTAAATTAGAACTTGGTAGATTAAAATCTATCGGTGGTTCTAAAAAGATTGTACCAAATGAAGGTATTGTATTCTTATATAAAGGTAACACCTTCAAACTCACAGGTACATTCGCATCGGTAAACCAAATACTTGGTATTTTCTTCTAAAATTATCGGTTTCTTTAATTTTATATATTTATATACAACAATATAACCTAATGTGTAATAATAGGTAACGAATTTAAGAAAAAACATTTAATTTGGAAATAATAGAAATTCCGTATTTATTATCACAAGAAAAATGTTCGTATGTTATTGAACTGGCAAAGAAACATGGAATATTGAATTCAAAAAATGATACTAGCTTGAACGCTAATTTTATTATAGAATATGATGAACATGATGATGATGTTCTTGATTCCATAGAAAATTCTATATCAAGTCAAATTGGTATATCAGTAAAAAATTTTGAATGTTTACAAGTAGTTAGATATAATGTTGATGGAAATATTAAACCACACTATGATTGGTTAGATGTTAATGACGAGAAATTATCAGATGAACTGAAAGAAGAGGGAAATAAAACGCACTCATGTCTTGTTTATCTAAATGATAATTTTAGTGGAGGTGAAACTTATTTTATTAATGAAAATAAAAAAATAATTCCAAAAAAAGGTAAGGGATTAATATGGACAAATATTAAAAACGGAGAATGTCTATATGAATCATTACACGAAGGACTACCTGTTACTGAAGGAGAAAAGTGGATTTTAGTAACATGGATTAGAGAAAATGAAATTAGAAAAAACCAAAATGGGTAAAGAATTCAAAAAGAAATATATGCACCCAACTCGTAGAAAGTTGGTAGACATGGTTCAAACTGGTGAGTATGATAAGAATACTACTATTGGGTATGATAAAGCAGAAGAAACTCGTAAAGTAGGTGATGTTTGGGAAGATGAACACCATAAGTACGAGAAGAAAGATGGTTTTATAGTAAAAACTGGTAAAAACCATGAACAAATACAAGAAATTAGAAAATATCTTGAAGATAAAGCAAAATGTAAGAATCCTGAGTGTAAAACTATAAAGAAAACAGATAAAGATAAACAATTTATAGAAAAGGGAGGGTTTTGCTTAAATTGTACAGTAGATAGAGAACATGAAATAAAAACTGCTGGTATCTGGCAAGAATATCAAGATTACAAAGTTTGGACAAGAATGATTATTTTTGGAAAAACTAAATTAGAAAGTTATAGCCAATCTATATCCGAAGTTAAGGAACAATACGAAATGATTGGTTCAGATGGGAAAGTTACTGAAACTTGGAAACTACCAAAACCCATCGAAGAGGTGAAAAAAGAAATTCAAGAACTCATTGATTATGGAAAAAATGAAATTAAGGAGTTAGAAGAAAAAAGAAGAGTAGCCTTCAATAAAATTAAGGAGAAAAACTATGAACATTATATTTAATCTATTTGCTAAAAGGTGGAAAGAATTATTAATTCTACTTTTAATTTCAATAATCTTTTTTATGAGAGGATGTGATTCTGATTATGGAGATAAGGAAATAATAAACATAGATGGTGAGGACTTTGAACTACTAGAACAAAAAACCGATACCATTTATGTAGAAAAAGAAGTTAAAGTAACAAAGTATGTACCAAAGTACATTACAAAAGAAGTAATTAAAGAAGTTCAAATACCAGCAAATGTAGATTCACTTGCTATCATTAAAGATTACTTCTCAAAGGTAACAGTAACCGATACTCTAAACCTTGATTATGATTTTCCAAAAGAAGTTACAGATTCTTTAGGAAATAAACCAGCAAGTAGTTTAGGATATGGTATTCTTACTGATATTATCTCACAAAACAGAATCGAATCAAGAGAAATTGATTGGTTCTTCAAGATTCCAACTGTTTACAATACTACAATTGTAAAAGAGTTACCTAAAACTGAATTTTATTATGGTTTTGGAGTAGGAGTTGACCAAACAAATGGATTTGGTAACTTAAGTTTGAATGGATTGGTAAAAACTAAGAAAAAACAAATATATGGCCTCAACCTAGGATTATCAAATCAGGCAGGACAATATAAACCATTCATTGGTACATCCTTTTATTGGAAAATAGGAAAAAAATAAAATGGCTAAACAAAGTCTAAAAGAAATAATAAAAATTGAGTATCAGAAATGTGCTCAAGACCCTATATACTTCATGAAGAAGTACTGTATGATACAACATCCAGTTAGGGGTAAGATTCCTTTTCACTTATATCAGTTTCAAGAAAGAACTTTAGACCAATTCGCAGAACATCGTTATAACATTATCCTTAAATCTCGACAAACAGGTATCTCAACCTTAACCGCTGGATTTTCACTTTGGAAGATGTTATTCAATCAAGATTTTAATGTATTGGTAATTGCAACTAAACAAGAGGTTGCTAAGAACCTTGTAACGAAGGTTCGTGTAATGAATCAGTACTTACCATCGTGGTTAAAACAAACAACAGTAGAGGATAACAAACTATCCCTTCGATACTCAAATGGTTCTCAGATAAAAGCAACTTCAGCCGCTGGTGATGCTGGTCGTTCTGAAGCATTATCCTTATTGGTATTTGATGAGGCAGCGTTTATTGATAAGATTGAAGATATTTGGGTATCAGCACAATCTACTTTATCAACGGGTGGTAATGCAATTATCCTTTCTACTCCAAATGGTGTAGGAAACTTCTTTCACAAAACTTGGGTAGGTGCAGAAGATGAAACAAATACCTTCAATACTATTAGATTACATTGGAGTGTACATCCTGAACGAAATCAAGATTGGAGAGATGAACAAGAGGTACTATTAGGACCAAAAGGAGCAGCACAAGAGTGTGATTGTGATTTCGTTTCTTCTGGTGATACTGTAATAGACCCACAACTCCTTATGTTCTATAAAGAATCATATGTACAAGAACCAGTAGAAAAGACTGGGTTCGATGGAAACCTTTGGAAGTGGGAATATCCAAACTATCAGAAATCTTACATGGTAGTTGCCGATGTTGCTCGTGGTGATTCTGCCGATTTCTCGGCTTGTCATGTTATTGATATAGAAGAATCATCTCAAGTTGCAGAATACAAAGGTAAATTAGATACAAAAGATTTTGGGAACTTCTTAGTTTCCCTTTCAACTGATTATAACAACGCATTACTCGTAATAGAGAACGCAAACATTGGTTGGGCAGTAATACAACAAGTAATTGATAGAGGGTATGGTAATCTTTTCTACATGAGTAAAGATTTGAAGTATGTAGATGTTGAGAATCAATTAAACAATAAATACAACAGAGAAGAACGAAGTATGACAGCAGGTTTCTCTACAACTTCTAAAACAAGACCTCTAATTATTTCAAAGTTAGAACAATATATTAGAGAAAAAGATATAACCATTCGTTCACAGAGAACAATAGATGAATTATTTACATTTATATGGAATGGTAACCGAGCAGAAGCAATGAGAGGTTATAATGATGATTTAACTATGTCCCTTGCAATATCATTGTGGGTTAGAGATACTGCTTTGAGATTAAGACAAGAAGGAATTGATTTAACTAAACAGGCATTGGGTGGAATTAGTGCACATCAATTAGATGTAGGTAACATGGGATTTGGAGGAAATTCATCAATGGATGAAAATCCATGGCAAATGAGAGTTGGAGACAATAATGAGGATTTGACTTGGTTAATTAAATAACTATATATTTATAAGTTGAGGAGATAATAATATGATATCAATGAAAAAACTATTAAATGAAGATAAAAAGTACTGTAATGAGTACTTTGTAGAAAACTATGATGATATAAAAGAGTTCTTAGAATTCATAGAATCATATAAATCCGATATTAACGAAGCTGAATACCAAGGTAGAACAGTAAAACTTGGTAAACCAACGAGAGGCGATGTTAAGAAATTCAAAGTATATGTCAAAAACCCACAAGGTAACGTTGTAAAAGTTAACTTTGGACATGGAGGAACTTCTGCAAAGAAGCAAGGAGAGAAAACAATGAAAATCAGAAAATCTAATCCAGATGCACGAAAAGCATTTAGAGCTAGACATAACTGTGATTCACCAGGTCCAAGACACAAAGCAAGGTATTGGTCTTGTAGAAAATGGTAAAACAAAAATAAATAAAGGTTATAAATTAAAACAGGAATAAAATGGCAGATACTTCATTTTTCGGCAGACTTACAAAACTTTTTCGTTCTCAAGCGGTAGTTACTATCGATAAGGATGGAAAAAGAAACGTATTTGATGGTGATGAAAGACAACAAACAAACTTATCATCATTAAGAGACCGATATACTAAATTACAGAAATCCTTCTTTGAACAATCAGGTGGTGCACAATCTATGGCATACCAACAAGTTCGTAGAGAGGTATTCAGAGATTACGATGCAATGGATAATGACCCAATATTAGCATCAGCACTCGATATATACGCAGATGAATGTACATTAAAAAACGAATTTGGTGATGTACTTCTTATTCAATCAGAAAATCAAAAAGTACAAGAAATATTACAGAACTTATTCTATGATGTATTAAACATAGAATTCAACCTGTGGCCTTGGACAAGAAATCTAGTAAAGTATGGAGATTTCTTCTTAGGTTTAGAAGTTGCTGAAGGTAAGGGTATCGTAAATGTTACTCCTCACTCAGTTTACAACACAGAAAGATTAGAAAGAACAGACCCATCGAATCCAAACTCGGTAAAATTCAAAATTACGGAAGACCCGAATGGAAAAGAAGAATATGAAAACTTCGAAATCGCTCACTTTAGATTATTAGCAGATACTAACTGGTTACCTTATGGTAAATCAATGGTTGAAAATGGTAGAAGATTGTGGAAACAATTATCTCTAATGGAAGATGCTATGTTAATCCATAGAATCATGAGAGCACCTGAAAAAAGAGTTTTCAAAATTGATATTGGTAATATCCCACCAACAGAAGTGGATAACTATATGCAAAGAATCATCAACAAGATGAAGAAAGTTCCTTTCATCGATAGAAATACTGGTGATTACAACTTAAAGTATAATATGCAAAACCTAACTGAAGATTTTTACTTA